GCTCTTGCAGGCCTTGCGTCCGCGCCTGATTACCGAATGTCCCACCGGCAATAGCGTTTTGAACAGCGCGAGATTGCTCCGCCCCACCGGCCTGAATGGCCTGTTTTCGCTAGGCTCGGCTGGCCTTCAGGCCGCTTCTGATCGTCGCCTGAAGCGCGATATTATCCGCGTCGGCACGATGGATAATGGCCTGCCTGTCTATGAGTTCCGATACGTTTGGGGCCGTAAGCGCCACGTCGGGGTGATGGCTCAAGACGTGCTGGCGATGGGGATTGACGCGGTTGTCCGTCATTGGACGGGCTTCCTCATGGTTGACTACGGGAAGCTCTAGGAATGGCCCGCGCTCCCATGCCTGCCCCTCAGATGATCGAAACCCCGGCAATGCGCCGTAGCGCGCTGCTGGCTCAAATGCTTGAGCAAAGCCGTCAGCCCACGCAAATCACGGGCGGTTACGGCGAACTTGCGGCCCGTCTGCTTGGCCAAGGCATCACGCAGTTTAGCGCCAACCGTGCTGATCGGGCGGTGAAGGAAGAGGGCCAACAGCGCCTCGCTGGACAAGCAGAAGCGGGGAATCTTGCGCTTGCTCGCTTGCTTGGTGGTGGCAGTGAGTCTCCCGCGCCTACGCCTATGGCTCCGCCTGTTACCAATACGATGGAGCCGCAAGAGGCCCCGATTTCCCCTGCTGCTGCGGTTGCGGGTTCGCCTATGCCTGCCGCCGCTCCGGCTGGAATGGCGCCAGCGCCTGTCCCGATGGCAGACGTTCCGCCCGCACAACCAGCGGCTCAAGCGGCACCCGCTTCGGCTCCGCGCAATCCGTTAGGCATTACGCCGGGCGAAACTGACCTTGTTCGCCGTGCGCTGTCGAGTGGTGACCCCGGCCAAATCGCATGGGCGCAAGGCGTCATTGGTGAGATTGAAGGCCGTATGTCCGCGCCTCCCGAATGGAAGGACGTTTCGGTCAACGGCGTTCCGTATCTCCGCGACCAGTTCGGCAATATGCGCGAGGCATTTGAAGGCGGCTTGCCGCAGGCGGCGATGGCGCAAAATGCGACCGTTGGGGAAGACAACCCTTATGGCGTCGCGGGCGGTACGGGTATCTCTCTGGACCCGTTCAACCGTCCTCAGATCGTCGGGCGACCGCCTGAAGGGTTTAGCCGTGAGGCAGGCGGTGGTCTGGCTCCGGAGCGCGGAGGTCCGCAAGACCTTAACTCCCCGACACGTCGCTTTGCTGAACTGACCAATCTTCGCAAGGAGATTGACCCGGTGATTGACTCCGCGACCCTGCTGCAACGCAATATTCAAGCCCTCCGCGCTGGCTCTCGTGCTCAGAACGGCGCTGGCGACATTGCCATGATTAACGGCCTTCAGAAGCTGATTGATGAGGGTGTGGTGCGCGAGGGCGATGTTGCGCTGCAACTGCAAGCCCAAGGCATCAACGGCGGCATTGCTGGTCTTCAAGGCTACATCACGTCGTCGGGTCGGTTCAGTCCGGCTATCCGTGCGCAGCTTCTAGCGACCGGCGAGGACATTTATCGGAACATGAACGCGGTCTATCGCGACCGTGTGCTTTCGTATGAGCCGCTGGTTACTGAATCGTTCGGCCCCGGCGCTTTTGATAACGTGCTTCCGTCGCGGACCCGTGAGGCGTTCGGTTGGGGTGGTGATGCAACGGCTCCGCAAGCCCCGCGTCCGCAACCGCGCAATCCGCGTCCAGCTCGTCCGAATGCGCCCGCAGCGCCGCGTCAGTCTCGCCCTAATGTTCCCCCGCCTCCCCCCGGCTTTGAGATCGACTAATGCCGCAAGAGGTAACAGCCACGAACCCGCAGACCGGCGAGACGCTTGTTCTCCGTAACGGTGCGTGGGTTCCTGCGGATGCGCCGCCTGAACCCGCTCCGACTGCTACCAACGCGGCGGGTGAAACTGTCGTGCTGGAAAACGGCGAATGGATTCCGCTTTCTGAAGCGGGCGATAATGGCATCTATCCAGTGATGCGCCCCGGCGCTACGCAGTCCAGCCCCATTGATTTGAACGCCAATCCGAACCCTCAAGACCTTCGCAAAGGCGCTTGGGTTATCAATCGGGAAGGGGTTGTTTATCAGCTTCCTGAGGACGCCCGCACGGCCCCTAGTCGCTTGGGTGACGTTGAGGAGTCGCCGGGGGTCTATACCCGCCCGTTCTCGGTTGCAGAGGACATTGCCAAGTCCATTCCGACTGGCATCGTTGAGGGCGCAACGGGCCTTGTCGGTATGCAGGGCGCGATTGGCCAGATGATGGGTGGCCAGCCGGGTCAGAACCTTCCGGGGTTTGGCATTGTTGGACCTACCGGAGAGCAACTGAATGACCAGCTTCGCGAAAGCCTTGGCCGCGACTATTACCAGCCGCAAAGCGTAGCGGGTGAGTACGCTCGCACGGCTGGGGAGTTTCTTCCCGGCCTTGTCGCTCCGGGCGGACCGGGGGCCAAAATCGCATCATGGCTTGTTCCTGCCGCCGCCAGCGAAACCGGAGGTCAGATTGCGCGGGGCATGAATGGCGGACAGCGCGATACTACGGCTGAAGGCTTGGCGCGTTTTGGCGGCGGTCTGGTTGGCGGTCTTGGCGTCGGCGGCGTGAATGCGATTCGCGGCGGTGCTGATATTTCACTCCGCAACGCCGCGCAAGGCGTGACGCCTGAGCAAATGCAGATGGCCGCAGCCCTTCGCCAACGCGGTGGGTTGCTTGGCGTTGACCTGACGAACGCGGAGGCGCTGCAACAGGCCACGCGAGGCGGGACCGGCATGGGCCGTATGCAGCGGGTTGTGGAAGGCCAGTCCAGCCGTATGGCCCCGATGATGGCTAACCGACCGGGACAGGTTGAGCGGGCTATTGGGGCGGAACTAGACCGGCTTGGCCCTAGCGTTGAGCCGTCCGCGCTTGCGGGCCAATCTCAAGAGGCCGCAACCGGCGTTCTGGACACGATGCGCCGTCGTGTGAACGAAAGCGCGCAGCCGCTTTACGATCAACTTCCGGGCCAAGCGCTGGACCCCGCTGACCTTGCTCGCCTGCAAGCCAACCCGTCGTATAGCGCTGCGTCCGAACAGCTTATGGGAAATCCGGAGCTGGCCGCCCTTGTCAGCGGAGGCCCCGACGACCTTTCGACGGTCAATCGTGTTATCCAGCAACTCGACACGATGGGGGAGCAAGCCCGCCCGGGGGTGATGAACCCTACCGGCAACAACACACTAGCCTCTCAACGCGACCAAGCGGCGGCGCTCGCGCGTCAACTCGCTGGCGATACGTCGCCGGAGTTTGCCGCTGCTCGCCAGACGGTAGCCACGGGCCGCGAGGCGTTCGTTGACCCACTTCGCCGTGGGCCTATCGGTGCGATTGCTGGCCAATCTGACGTACAGCCTAGCCTCGCTGGCCAGACCGAAGCTTTGTTCCCTGCGCAGCCATTTGAAGGCCAAGCGGCGGAAACCGCTCGCGCTCTTGAGTTGATGGGCGAGATTGACCCGTCAGTGGGAGGTCCGCTTGTCCGTCAGCATCTGGCTCGGCAGTCGATGGAGTCGCAACAACAGCTTGCGACCGGAGACAACCAGTTCGGCGGGGCTAACTTCGCCGCTCGCGCTTTCGGCAATCCAGAACAGCGCCGTACTGTCATGGGCGCCATCGACGCTGTTGCACCGCCTCCTAGTCCGCTGACCTTCCCGCCGCTCAATCCGAACGCTCCGCAGCCTATGCCGTCTGATCCGATGGCCCAACTCGTTGAGGTTCTGCAAGCGACAGGCCAGCGCCATCGTGGCGGGTCTGAAACCGCCTTCAACGCAGAGGCTATCCAGAACCTTCGCGGCGGCAATCTGGCGACGGGCGCGGCTCAGTCGATTACGAACCCTGTAGGCATCCCGGCACGACTAGCCCGTGGGATTGACGATTGGACCGCCCGCCGGAATGCGGACGCCTTGGCGGAGGTTCTTATGGGCAGATCAGAAGATTTTAACGCCCGGCTGACCCGTGCGCTCAATCGACCCCGTGGGGCTAACCGCATCCGTGCGGGCGTGACCCTTTCGGCTGGACAGGAGGACTAAGCCATCCCTAGGAACGGTGCAGGGCAATACTCGCCCCCTTCAAACACATGGAACCCGGCCACGCCCGACACGGCTATTCTGTCGGACGACTGGAACGACACGCTTGACGATATGTCCACTGCGATTACGCAGTCGCTTTCGTCGGACGGTCAGACTACGGCGTCAACGGTCATTCCGTTCTCGCAAGGCATCACGGTTTCCAGCGGCTCTCTGTCTGCCCCGTCGATTGCAGTGATTGGTGATGCGAATACGGGTTGGTATTTCCCAGCAGCGGATCAATCGGCGCTTGTCTGCGGCGGCATCGCTGTTCTGACGGCTACCTCATCCGGCGTGACGTTCCCGCTTGGCGTGACGTTTGCGGGCAATCAGACCGTCTCGGGAAACCTGATCGTCAACGGCAACACGACGATTGGCAACGCCAGTTCTGACACGCTGACGGTTGCCGCTACGGGGACGTTCACGGGAGACCAGACGTTCTTGGGGACGCTTACGGTCCCTAACGCATCGTTCACAAACGCCAAACTGGCCAACATGGCGACCGCGACCATTAAAGGCCGTGTGACTGCCGGAGCGGGCGTCCCGGAAGACCTGACCGCTACGCAAGCGACCACGATCCTGAATGCGGTTGTGGGCGATAGTGGGTCGGGCGGGACTAAGGGGCTTGTTCCGGCCCCGGCTGCGGGTGATGCAGCGGCGCTGCGGTTCCTGAGCGCTGCGGGAACGTGGGTGGCTGCGGTCCCGGTTGGGTCTGTTACGATGTACGCGGCTAACACGGCCCCGGCTGGCTGGTTGGAGTGTAACGCGGCGGCGGTCTCCCGCACGACCTATGCCGGGCTGTTCGCGGCTATTGGGACAGTGTTCGGCGTAGGTGACGGATCGACCACGTTTAACCTCCCTGATATGCGCGGAGAGTTTGCCCGTGGTTGGGACAACGGACGCGGGATTGATCCGGCCCGTGCGTTCGGTTCGGCTCAAGCAGACGAACTTGAGGCACACGTTCACAGCGTCCAGCCCCCGGCAGCGAGCGACGACACTTCGTCTGGCCTGACGACAACGGGCACGGGCGGGGCGGAAACCATTACGCCTTACAACACGGCATCGACCGGAGGCAGCGAGACACGCCCCCGCAACATCGCCTTGATGTTCATTATCAAATACTAAGGGACAATCATGGCTATTCCGCCTCGCAAAACATACCCTGAACTTACCGCCCTTTCGGCCCCTATCGTTGATAGCGATGTGGTGGCTGTTTACCGCACTCCGGGGCCGCTTCGGCGCACGACCGCCTCTGTTGTGAAGACCTACGCTCAAACGGGCGTAGTGCAATCCGCAGCCCTCGCGGCTGACACTGGTGCGGAGCTTGTCGGCACGGCCAGCGGCGTTACCCTTCAGGAAGCTTTGAATATGCTGGGGCTTGGTATTCTGGTTCCGGTGACAAGGGTTAGTTACGTCCCGGCCCGCTACACGGCTCCCACGGGGATGAATAATCCTCTCAAGGTTTGGGTGGACTGCGACGGGGTGGACTTTGCGTTTAACGAACGTCCGTATGATCTGACGGACTGGACGCAAGACCCGACGATTACCGGCAAGACGGATCGGTATGTCGATTACCTTCTGGGGAACAACGGCAACACGGGCACGGCCCCCGGCTCGGGCAACGCATGGCAGACCTTTGACTATGCCATTGCAAACTCGCCCGACAAGACGACCATTCACTTGATGAATCCTAGCGTTGGCTATCTGTCGTCAACGAACGGCGGGCACACGCTTGGAACGCGACGCATCAAGGTTCTCGGCGATAACGCTAACGGCCCTACGCTGTTCTCTGGTTGGCGGGAAACCTACACCGCAGCGTATATGTCATGGGCTGCGTCTGGTTCGGCGTTCACGTCCACGGCATCCGCCAACCTCTCGACCGTCATGGCGATGGCGGATAACAACTATCAAGACCGCTATGGTCTGCCCTTGGCCATGCCGCACGTTGCTTCTGGCGCGACCGCTATAGCGACGCCGGGTAGCTGGAACTGGGATGGCACGACCCTGACCGTTCACATGATCGACGGGCGGACGCCGGACCCGGCTGACGGGTGGGTGCCTATTACGTCATTCTCCAATATGTCGTTCATCAGTGATGCAGACATTGCGTTTGAGAACATCACTTGCGCTTATAACGGCGGTGCTGCGGACGTGCAGGGCCTTCGTTTCCGCCCGGTGACTGCGGGTGTTGCTAACTCGATCAGGGTCGCGGCTAAAAACGTGCGGGCGTTCGGCGCATCTGGAAACGCGTTCCAGATTTACGACGCTCATACGATTGCGCTTCAAGAGTGCTACGGCGCGTTCTGCTATTACGACATTTTCAACTATGCGAGCTTCATCAGCACCGGCACACAGGCCCAATGGGCTACGGTGTATGAAGACAACTGCTTTGGCCATGACGCTGGTTACACTTGGCGTCAGAACCCCACGGCGTCGAACTCAAACAACCTGACGACGGCCCACCGAGGGTACCACCTTTGGCGCGTCAATCCGGGTGGCTACAACATACCCAACTCGTTCCTTGCTGACGTGAACGGCTGCTACTCCTTCAACTTCGGCGTCACGCCCTCGCAAAGCACGGCGGGCGGTTCTGCTCTCTATCAGAATAACTACTGGTATCAGCGTCTGGGTAGCGAGGGTTCAGCGGGAGCCAAGATGATCGTGATTGGCGGCAACGGTGACGCGGTTTCGTCTGGCCAGTATCACTTCTCCAACTGGAACGACGAAGAAACCGGCGCTTCTCTTGGCGAAATCTATCTGGCAGATTGGCAAGGCCCGTCTGCGCCTAACATCCGAACGGGTACGCTACTCTTTGACTACAGAACGGGAGCCGCACTGTGACGCCGCAAGACCATATCGACGCTATTGGCCGTGCCTTGATGAAGTCGGAGGAAGCCGTGAAGGCTACCCGAAAAGCTCTCAAGCTGGTTGAGGAACATCACGCCATCCTGCACGCTCGGTTAGATAAGGCTCAGAAAGCCTATGCCGCATCGCGGGATGGAGACAACATCGTCCCGTTTAGTGGAGGGAATGATAAGCCTCCGGTTGACGATCCTGACGAGCCGATCAAGCCGTGAGCCTCATGATAGCGTACACAGTCGCCACAGCCGCCGTCTTCCTTGCTTGCTTTCTGGCCTATCGGTCCAAGCCTGAGAAGTACGCGGACCTGATGGGCGTTAGCGCTCTGTTGGCCGTCGTGTTCGTCATCAATAATCTGCTGGTGACGCTGTACGGGTTTCCAGAGGTCATTCTAGCCGCCCCGGTTCTCGACTTCTTCCTTGCCGGGATGATTTACAGGGCGTGGCAGAAAAGCCGTGAGGGCTGGAAAGTCGTCATGGTGGCAAGCCTTGTCGCGCAGCTTATGCTACACGTAGTGGCTATTTCTATGTGGAAGCTTGGGGGCCTCACGCAGCAGGGTCTTTATCTGTACGTCGTGGCGGTAAATGCGTTTTTCATCGTTCAGCTTCTGGCCCTTGGGTGTGTCGGAGTGGGTCATGGTCTGGATCGGCTTCGCGCTCATCTGTCTAATCGCCGGGGTTCGGGTCTTGTCGCGGATGCTCGCAAATGAGCGTCCCAAGCCTCGGGGTAGTAGCGGACCGCGTAGACCGGCTGACAAGGCGGATTGACGACCTAGAAAAGCAAATGGATGCAGTGATGGCCTTGCAGCGTTGGCAGATGGGCGCGGCGGTCGGGTTTGGCGTGGTGCTGACGCTATTGCTTCCAAAAATCTCTAACGTCCTTGGGCTGACGTAATGACAGACACGCCAGTCGTCCCGCGCGAGGTTCCGCCCATTCCAACGTCGGAAATGGTCAAGGCGTTTATTGGCGATTTGGCCCGACCTTTTGCCATTATCGCTACGTCCTACGCCGCTGCTCATGCCACTGTTGTCATTGCCAGCAAGGTTGAGAACGGAAATGACGGCGCTATCTTTGCGGGGGCTTATTTCCTTGGCGTAGCGACCTTGTACGGAGCCAAGGCTATCGAGGCTATCAACCAGACCCGCGCCCGTCGTGACGTTGACGTGGCCGCTGTAACCGCAGGAACCACAACGCCATGAGCAAGGCTCTGTTTGACGCTGTAAGGGCCATTAAGGGCGCTCCGCTGACGCAAGCGGACGTTGACGCCATAAACGCTGCAATAGCCCCCGTAGCGGCTCCTACGGGCAAGCGCGTTAGTGCTGCGGGCATTGCGCTGATTCACTCGTTTGAGTCCTGTAAGCTGACCGCCTATCCAGACCCCGGATCGGTTGACGGCAAGCCGTGGACTATCGGTTGGGGTTCGACCGGCCCCGGTATCGCTAAGGGGGTTGTCTGGACGCAATCACAGGCAGATGAACGGTTCGCTGCGGACCTTGCTCGGTTTGAAAAGGCTGTAGCCTTGATGGCCCCGGTAACCACGCAAAGTCAGTTCGATGCGCTTGTGTCGTTTGCCTACAATGTGGGTCTGGCGGCGTTGAATGACAGCACACTTCTCCGGCTGCACAAGGCGGGAAACTACGTCGGCGCTAAAGACCAGTTTTCACGCTGGAATAAGAACGACGGCAAGGTGATGAACGGCCTGACGCGGCGTAGGGCTGCGGAAGCGGCTATGTATGGGAGCGCATGATGTTCGGCCTCGATAAGACCGCTACCCGCATCGTCCAGATCGGCGCTATCGTTGTCATTCTATGCTTCGTGTTGGCTGTACTGACCATGTGCCAAGCCCGAAAAGACGCTGCTACAGCCAATGCAAAGGCTCGGGAGGCTACAGGGCAAGCGAGCGCCGGTTCTGCCGCTGTACGGGCCACTGAGGGGCGTTACGAGCGGGATGCGGCTACGGATGCGCAAACCAAGGCTAACGCGGATTTCATCGACGGAGCGGACAATGCGGATCAAGATGCTGGCGAAGCTGGCCGTAGGGGTTGGGTTGCTTACTGTCGCCGGGTGCGGAACGACCATCCAAAGTGCGCTGGATTGCTCCAAGCTGATCGGCCCGTCCCTCCGCGCTGACGTTCCGGTAACGCCTCCTCCCGAAGAGAACCTTATTGGCGGGTGGGTGACGGTTGCCGACGCTCGCCATGCGGACACGGACAAGGCCAACAACCGCGCTAACACCGTGATTGAGATTTGCGATGCGGTAGGGGTTGAGAACCAACGACTCACGCGGAGACGCTTCCTCGGACTGTTTTAGTGTTTCCGGTGTGTAGCCAGCCAAACCTGACACGCGACGGCCACGGCAATGAAGAACAGGAATAGGTAAAGTTCGGTCACCGGCCTTGTTCCTTCCCTATGAGGGCGAGAATGGCGTCGGCTAGTTCTTCGTCGTTTAGGTCGCCTGCCAGAGTGAGCCGGTTCCAATCGGTCCCGCCGACCTGAGTGCGCGTCCGAATAACGTACGCAATCGCCTCCCGGAGCATCCCGTCAGGGGCGGGAGCGCTTTTCGGGGACGGGCCACGTTCAGACAGTTCATCGCGGGTCATTGTTTCACTCCTTCGCTGGAGTTTTGGTGCACTCCGACGCTTTGCGTCTCCGTACCCACCGCGACAGTTTCGGCAGGGGTGGTAGCTTCCCATCGCTCGCGCTTCACACGCTCTGTCCAGCGACGGCGCGTCTGCGTGTGAGAGCCGCACCAGTTGCAGGAGCGCGCGTCGCCGTTTTCCGTCCATCGGGTTTCGCCCCCGATGAAGCCGCGCGAATGGTCTGTGTCGATGGCGCAGCGGCCCCGGCTGGCGTAGTCGCTCCAAAACGACGTGAGCAGCGTCAGGTCGCTGACGGGGAACGTCCAGCACCCCATCTCTGCCCGCCCGCCAAAGGTCAGGACTCGCGCCATTCTGGAACCGATGAAGAACCGACCTTCGTCAATGTAGCCGACCCACAGAGTTCCGTCCGCGCTATGAAACACCTCGGGCTTCCAGTGTTGGCAGTTCTTTTTTGTCCAACGCGCGAGGTTGGGGCTGTATCGGTCGCCCTTTAGCGCCCAAGGCTGAAGGTCAGCGACGGTCTTTGCGGTGCCCGGCTGGGTATGGAGCGAAGCGGAATGCGCCATCACTCCCCTCCACCAGCAGGAGTAGGGGCGGCAGGGAGGGGCATCCAGTGGGTCGGCAGCGTGAAAAACACCTTTTGCTGGCGCGGATGCGGGTTGAAATGCTTGGGCACATCGCAAAAGCCGTGACCATCGTAGTCATGGCCGGGCGCAAACCATCCGTCGCGCTTTCTACACGGCGTCGTCCAAGAGCCGTCTGGCTGGTAGACTATGGTGTCGTCAGTACAATCGGTGACGTAGTAGGCGTCTGATTCACGCCACTCCGCCCCCGTTTCGTCCGTCATCCACAAGTCGATGACCGTCCCATCCTTCGGGGCCGTCGCAATGTCCTGCCACCCCGACTGTCGGCTCTCTCCCTGAGTGAGGGCGGCTTCGGAAACACCGAACGCCGCGCGCCTGGCGGACAGGTCCGAATAGCCTGTCGATTGGTGCGTGGTATTGCGGACCTTCTCCAACGCCTCCCGCAGCCCCTCCCGTTCCGCTGAGAGGCGTTCGATCAGGGCGGCGGCTTCGCGGCACGTCTCGACCACATGAGGCAAGCCCCGAAGCTCGCTCACGATCAGGGACAGCCTCTCCACAACGCTTGCCGGTGTTTGTTGTTCGGTCATCAGCACGCCTCCTGTGGCGTTACGCCTTCAGCGAAATAAAGGCTGACGCGCCGTTGACTCAGGTGGTCCTCCGTGAGGGTGGCGACACGCCCGTCCACCACAAATAGCTGGACGCCGTTCGGGCAGACGCGGACGGGATCGAGGCTTTTCAGCATCGTCTCTCGCTCGGGCGAGGGTGGCGACGGATCAGCGCAAGCGGACGTGAGCAGAAGGGCGGCGAGGCCCAGCCAAGAACAACGGGTCATGGGTTCGGCTCCCTATTGGGTTGCGGTACGGGGTTTTTAGGGGTCACGCCTTCCGGCGTACCCGGCTGTTTGTCGTCATCCTCGGACGGCTCATCACAGCCGCACGGGATGGCCCCGCGAGAGTAAGTCGCGGGCAAGTAGCCAAGCCCCCGACAGGAGCGGCACGGTGACCGCCACTCTCTCGGGAAGTAGCAGCCCGAGGGATCGCCCGGCTTACCGTAGTCCATGCGCTTGCTCATGCGCCCCGACCTCCGCCACGATCATCAATCGCGTCCTTGGCGTAGTCAGTCCGGGCGATCAGTTCGGCGGAAGAGATGGCTCCCGGCTCCCCAGCACGTCTGGCAGCGGTGATCAGTTCCAGAACCTTGTGTGGGCCAATGGCGTCGTGAAGGTCATCCTTGGCGTCTTGGCTGTCGAGCGCCGTTCGAGCCTGAATCGCGGTCTTCGCCAGCCGCTCAAGGTCAGCCCATCTGTCAGAGGTGACCGGCAGCGGCGGAACGTCGGTGCGGAGCAGGCCTTCTTTCTGGAGCGCCGCCAACGCGGCTTTCGCTCCGTCCGTGGAGGTCCAATCCATATCCATACTGTCGCTGATGGCGTCGCCGATCAGGTCGATCAGCTCCTGATCTGTCCAGTCGAACGGAACAGCCGTCTCAGCTGCACGGTGGGTATCTTCGCTCTTGGGCGAAGATGAACCAAAACCCTCGGCTATGGGGGTGGCGGGAGGGGTGGCGTACACCGGAAGAACGTCGAACCATTCCGCCTTCAAGCCTTCTTCCAGCGTTGGCTTGTGCGGGGAAAACCGCCAATCCGAGGGCTGCATGAGGCCGATGGGATGATCTTCATTTATTCGCTTGACCCACCCTAGCGGGGTCGCGCTGACATCCGCAGGCCCACCCCCATCCGCTTGCTCGGCAGGGACGGAAGCCGAAGGCTGTAGTGCGGATGGGGCAGGCGTGACGACGCGGTAGGCGATGATGTCGGAGCCCCGCCCTTGATGGTCCCAGAAGATCAGATCGCTGGCGCAGCTTTCGCTAAACAGGCCATCGCGACGGCGCGTCTCCACAATCGGGCACGGCACCGGGTTCTCTCCCCCATGCCATTCAATCCACCCCTCTACCCCGCTCATGCGTCACCTGTAGGAAGGGATTTGGTTTCACTACCGGACGCTTCGCGCCCGTCCGTACCCACCGCGGATGCTTTCAGGGCTGTTCTCGCTTTTCGACAGTAGGCCTCGATCTCGTCCAGATCGCGGGCGTTGGTGAGTGGGAAGCGCAGGAGCGTCTTGCTGCTACCGTTGAACTTCGGGCCAGAAAGTCGGAAGCCGCCGCTGCTGTCGCCGATGCTGAGTTGTAGGCCGTTGGTCAAGCCGTCCCGATCCACGGTGATTTCGACAGTCATTGGTCAGCCCCTTCGCTCATACCCACCGAGACCGCTTCGGCGACTGTGGTAGCCTTGGCGTAGGCAGCGGCGGCGGCGCGGAGGTAGCCGACGACAGTCGTTGTTATTTCCCACTCGCCCATCCCGTCACGGGCGGCTGCTGCTTCGGCGAACGGCTTTAGGGCGGCGAGAAGGTCAGGAGCGGCGGCGATCAAGCGGGAGTTGGCGAGTTTGTGCGCAGCCGGGATTTCTCCGTAGGGATGGGCAAGGTCGTCGCCCCAAATCCCGTTGGCCGTGGCGACGGGCATATCGACCGCCGTGCTCCAAACTTGACCGCAGGAGCATCCGCCCCTCTTAGATCCACACGCCACCCACGGCCCCGGCGTATGACCTGACACAACCGGCGTTTCCGCTACTGGCTGGGTATCGCGAAGCGATGCACCCAAGTCTTCCGTTAATGCAGTCATTGAGATGCTTCCTTGGCTTTCAAGATGGCGATGCAGAGAGCGAGCGCGGGGGTTGGGGCGGACGCCTCGACCTCGTCCGTGAACTGGTGGCCCTTTGGCGCAGAGAGGTAGGCGGACCAGTCTTCCGGCGCGATGAGCAGTTCGTACCGATTGGCCTGAACGCCGACGTACCACCCCGGCAGCACCCGCTCCGCCAGAGCAAGAGCAGCGTCTAGGGAGGTGGTGACGGGCGGGACCGGGAACTTGGACTCGTTGCCGAGGAAGTGCTTTCCGTCAGCGGACCAGAACTGCCACTTGGCGGACGGTCCAAAGTCGGTTGCTGGCGGATAAGGCCGAAGTTCAGCGCCGACGAAATGGGCGGTGATCAGCGCATCCAACTCCCGGCTCCCCACCTCCGCAGCTTCAAGACGGGCTATCAGGCTGTCAGTCATTGGTCGGGTCCATTTTGATTGTTCATTCCGCCGCTTTGCGGCTCCATACCCACCGAGACTGTGGCTTCGTTCTGTGGTAGTCATGACCAAATCACCCACAGCGCGCCGACAACCAGACAGGCAGCGCTAGAGCCATAGCCTAGCACCGTCAGAACGGTCCAAAGGCGTTTGCGGGGCTCATCGAGCCAACTCATCATGATCGCAGCGTGACCGACGATAAAGGCCGGGAGCGCCGTAGCAAGAATATCCCAGCCCATCACAACCACCACAACGCCAGAACCGCACCCATAACCGCAAAGATAACCAGACTGCGGATACGGAAGCATTCGGAAAGGGCGCGAAGCCAGATCGGGCCATCGTCCACGGCGGCGTCGAAGTTCCACCCGCGCGAAGAGCCTTGGTCTGTCGCCATAGCGGCTTCACGGCGATGGTCTCGGTGGGTATGGGTGTCGTTCATCGAACCGACTCCAACTCATTTGCGCCATACGTCACGAAACTCGGCGCGACGCCTTCCCACGCGTAGTCTTTGCGGCACCAGACAGCGTGCTTGTGAACGCCGATGACGGTCAGCTTTTCGTCTCTGAGGCTTCCGTCTGTCTGGATGTGTTTGACGGTCTGTCCCGTCTTAAAGCTATTCGGTCGCATCGTTCTTCTCCCCTTCCTTCTCCATAGAGAAGGCTTCAGCCCATTGGTGAATAGTGTCTGCCATGTCGTTGTTGAGGGCCTTTTGTTGGGCCTCCAAAACAGACCCTTTGCGGGGCCGCACGGCGATGATTGGCGGGCGCTTGTTCATGTGGTCAACCTACACCTTTCGCAGCGGTGGTCAACCATTATTTTCGTCATGTTCGTTTTCTGGTGTTTTGTATGCACGTCCTGCCGTCATGTTCGATAATCCCTCCAAACCGAACATATGGATGGTCAGAGCAATGGCCTGTAGCTCGGCGGCAAGACGTGCATTGCTGATCGGCTTGTCCCCTTCCTCTATCTGGTGAGAGATTGTCATTGGGCTTCCGTGGGCTTAGCTTTTGAAAGCAAAATCGCCTCCATCTGAGCGGCAGCAATCTCGCCGGACTCCTTTCCGCATTTAACTCGGTGAGCAAACTCCCACCCGTCTATCCAGACGTTCGGGTTGGCGGTCGGAACCGAATAATTCTGAATATGAGCGTGGTGCGTTCGCGGATAACGGTTGGTCATTGTAGGCTCCTTAGAAGCTGCTCTCGTTGTGCTGCTGCCCGGTCGCAAGCCTCTTTCAGTTCGGAGAGCGTCGGGAAAAAGTTGGGCTTTTCGGGTCGGTACATGAACCGCTCAACCACCGCCTTAGCCACGTCAGCCGGATACTTGGCCAGACAATCGCTGTAGAGCCGCAGGATAAGCCTAAGACTGTTCTCGCTATCCTGACGGTGAGCTGTGACCGCGTGGAGCGTCGAGACGTGTTCCTCGCATCGCTGGACGCTTGGCGGCGTCATGGCGCTCTGGACGGCCCGTAGAGCTTCAGAACGGTTGTCCGGTGTCAGGCCCTCGAACGTAAACCCCGTCACTGTCCGTTGGTAGCCACCCGTCACCGGATAGGTCAGGCTGATTTGCGGCTGCGGCACGATCCCCAAGGATGATGTCAACCATTGAAGCAGGTTTCGGTCTGTGTCCTCCGGCGTTTGGCTTTCCAGCTTGGCCAGCGCCGCGACGGTTGCGACACCACGTCCGCCATGTTGCAGGCCAGTCGAGTTTGCATCCGCCTGCGCCCGGCTTACTAATCCAGAAATCACGGAATTGATCGGCTTCACGTCTTGTCTCCTCGGGGGTCATGTGTTGGCTGGCGGCGAATGTCAGGTCGGCTTCCGTTGGCTTCCAATCCGGATGCAGTCGAGAGCCTTTCTTTGGAGAAGGTGAAACCTTCTCTTTCTTTAACTCTGGTTCTGGTTCTGGAGAATGCTTAAGCAATCGTGAAGCATTTGCTGACGCCAGTTTGTTAGATTTCAACGCCTTAGCTCGCGCGCCTGCTTTTCCTGACTGCGATCTTTTTTGCGATTTTTCTTCAGCAATTGAGAGTTCAGCGGAGAGCCTTTTCTGTGTAAATCCGCCTTCGCACGGCGTGAAAAACTCCAAAACCTCGGCGCAGATTTTCGACCAGCGAGACGGCGTGACACCCGCGATTCTGGCCAGTTTGACGGGGTTGTCGGGCAAGACACCTTCAGACCGCCACATGGTCATGAGGAGGAGCAAATACGCCCCGTGCTGCTCGGTTGTCAGGTGTCGCGTGTCGCCAAGGTAGTCAGCGACATAGAGCTGCATAAACGGCGCGCTCACGGAATACACCGGAGGCTTGCGCGATCTGTCTGGTGGCGGTAAAACCGCATAGTCGATGGCTCCGTGTAAGCCGTTGGCGTTCTGCGGTTCAGACTCAGCCCTGATCCGCACCGAATGTTATCCGCCACCGGACCCAAAAGGTCAAGGCGGGGAACAGGGGAGGCGCGGCGGGGATTTGCTCCCTCTTGTACTCGCCGCGTAAGACGTAGGCCCGGTGGTTGACTCGTTCCCACCGGGCCTTTTTCTATCCTGCTTCCGCTATCAGACGATCAATCACTTTCGATCTGGCGTCAGCAGGAAGCGCATAGCCCTGACCTGCGACAGTCTCAATCGACGTGTCTAGCCCAACATCACGCAAAGCCTCGCGCGTCCAGCAAATGCGGGTGCGGAAGGTGTCTTTAGCTCTTCGGGCTTGTGCAGCGCTGTCACCGTAATCGGTCTTTGGCTGGCGACGTGAGACAGTCTTAGCCGACTGAAGGTGACTGACGGGCTTTCCGTTGGCCTCGATCAAGGCAAACAGAACCGCTCCGCACCCTCTATGGCCTAGAAGCCTCTCAGCGGCACACAGAAGCCCAAGGCGTTCTAGCGCGTTCATGCCGTCACCCGCCTAGGCTTAGGCCCGTTGCCGCCATACGCAGCGACCAGACCGAGACGGAAGAGGGCTTTGCGAACACCGGACTTGCTCAAGCCGGTGCGTTCCTGAATCTCTGATCTGGATGCGCCCGTAGAGACCATTTTGGTAATCAGCACGTCCTTATCCACCAGCCACCACCGGGAACGGTGTTTTTAGGACAACGGCACGGGTTACGACCGAACGCTCTAGCCGGTTCAATCTGACCGCAACCTCCGGAGCGGAGTAGCCACAAGCGACGCAGCGGCGTAGCTTCTTATCCTCTTCGTCTGTCCACATTCCGGGGCCTTTGACTGCTTTGGTCATGCCGAAACCTTCCGTTCTACCGTGCAAAGAGCGTGATGGGATTCGCACCATTGGCTAACCCCGAAAACGGGTTTGCAGCAGTAATGGATATTGTGGCGCTCGCCGTAAGGATAGCTGCACTCGCCAAGCGCCCTAGTAAGCCACGGACGGGCAAAACCGGGGATGATAGTCGGTTCCTCCTTCGGGCCGGGCCGGGCCTTCGGGCCAAGCGTTGTCCCCTTGCGGGCCATAGCGGCAAGCCTAACAGACTCGTAATCCCGATCAGCAACCTTCCGGCGCAAGGGGAAACCACGGTTTGGAAGCCCCATCCGGCTCCCTTTGGAGAGGATTTGAGAGGATGAACGCCCGCCCATTTGCTGCCCGATCAAGTGACAGGACGCGCCCGTAAACCATAGACGCTTCAGCGTAGCCTCATTCTCTGGCGTCCAAGGAGAGGCGGGCTTGGGGGCCAGCGCAGTAACGCCCGATTGTTTTCTGATCCGCGCGACCCGAGCCTCGTTAATACCGAGCTTTTCGGCAATCTGTTTGTCTGTCTTGCCGTCCTTCTTCATCTGCTCAATGGCGGGAAGCCAAGCCGGATCGTTCTCACGCTTTTTCCGAACAGGCGGGAGTTCGCGCACAATGTTGTTACGGTTAAGCAGGCCACGGATGGCAAAACGGCTCATGCCAACCTGTTTCATCACATCGTCAATGTGAAGGCCCGACAACCAAATTTCTCGCAGGCGCTCAATAACGGCGGAGGGGGTCGGGGCGCGGCCTTTTGTGGGGACTAACAGGCCCTCTTTGATGGCAGACGTAACCCACCAATCAACGGTGCGCGGTCGTACTCCGAAAGCGGCTCCGATCTCTTCGTGAGATTTGCCAGCCTTCTTCATCTGAATAAACTGCGGGTTTCGGTGTTTCATGTCTCTCTCCCCTTGGGCTTCCGCTGGAAACCACGTGATTGAATCTTGACCCCTTTGGGCCATTCGTTTCGAGACTGGATAAGGCCAAAGCCTCGCTTGGCTCTCCGCGCTGCCTGACCGCCCTCAATGCCGCTCTGACGCTTGGCCTTGGCGATGCGCTTAACGTCGTCTTTCGTCTTCAAGGCGTGAGGTTTAACAAGAGCCGGGTAAAGGTTCTCATCATCGTTAGAGCCGCCTAGAGCGACGGGTACGCGGTGTTCTATGTGCCATGCTTCGCCCGGCTTGATCTTGACGCCAGACAGGCCACAGACGCCGCCGTGGGCCGCGAAGATGCGAGCGCGGTCCTTTGCGCTGAAGGATTTTCTCACGTCTCCCGAACCTCCGCGCCGGTCAGCGCCTTCAGCAGTTTGACCTTAATGCGGTAAACGGGGTGCTTGCGGGTGATCGGGCTTTTCGTGTCCTCAATCACTTGCTTCCCATTCTCGACATAGGTAGCATCAGGAATGAAGGTGCAGACGAGTTGTCCGTTGACGACAAGCGGCATTCGCACCTGACGAGCAAGATCGGAAATCTGACCCGCTCGCTGTAGCAGACAAAGCTCTGACCACCGCCGAGCCTCCTTCGCTGAATCAAAGGACAGGCCATCAAACTCAGTCTTTCGGTTGCGAAACTTGGGGGCCTTCACCGACCCGCCACCACGTTAAGCTCCTCAATCGAGAGCGCGCGCAGCTTGGCATAGATCGGAGCGCGGGCTTTCTTCTGACGGATAGCCTTTGCTAACTCATCCTTGAGTGCGTTCCGTTCCCGCACGATCAGGGCAAGGTGACAGTTCTTGGAGATGGCCGCTTGCTCGCGCATCCACGCAGCCCGGCTGTCGTCCTTGGCACGAAAGTAGGCCGCCCATTCATCACGGCGTTCAAGGCTGAAGCTGTATCGCTTCATAAGGCGTTTGAACCAGTTAAGCATTGGTTTCCCCCCTCAATGCGGCTCGCAGCAATGTAGCCGGAGCCGTGTTGTAAACGGTAGCCAGCGCCCCGATAGTCGAGACGGTGGGGTTGGTCCGGTTCCCCTTTTCCATGTCGCACAGGTTGCCTTTGGCAAGCCCGGTCTGGAGGGAAGCTTGGGACAGCGACAGGCCCTCGCGGTTGCGAAGGCGGCGCAGTAGTTGGGCGAATGTCTCTTGCATGACGTAACCATAGACCGAACAAATCCGGTCGCGCAAGCGAATAAAACAGCTTGACGCCATGTCCGCTCCCGTGGTTCTATCGGGTCAACAAGGGAGCAGACACATGACCTACAACGACCCGACCGAAGTTCACTCTGGTGAGTGCGACCATTGCGGACGAACGGTCCGTGACAACGAGCAAGACCTGTTTGCTCACGGTCGCTTGTTTGTCTGTGAGGACTGCGCCGACGAACTCGGCAACCAGCCTAGCGACGACGATGACGACGAACCCCTCTCCCTCGCCAAGCCCGTTAAGACGGATTGGCTGCACCTTGCAGGCCAGATTACGGGAGCGGTGTGATGAAGGAGCTTTACATCGAAGAGCTAGAGCGCCTTCAGGGCCTCTACGAAGATCAAGGCATGGGAGAGGACGAAGCGCAGGCAATGGCTGAGGCCAACGCTTACGACGCCATGACGGATCGCCTAGCCGATATGGCAGACCGCGCCAAAGACGCATGGAAGGAGCGCGACCTGTGACCGACGTAATCGACTCCATGCGCGGGCTGCGCAACCAGTCTCTGAACTTCGAAACGGCGATGAGCGCCCTTACCGTCGCAATAGGTAACACCGAGAGACTTACCGATCTGGAACCGGGCCAGCTTGATCGTTTGCGTCAGGCCGTCATCCGTCTGAGTAACTGCGAGCGCAAACAATCCAAAGGGGCTAAATGATGAAGGTTCCGATCTATCGCGTTTGCTTCAATCAAGCTCCTCATTGTGGAGATTGGTGGTCTGTTGAGCGCAAGGGGCTTTTCGGGTGGACTACGGTGAAGGATTACAGGTGTGTTATCCACCCGGCCCACATCCCAAACCGCCGCTTTGAAAGCAAAGAAGAGGCGGATGCATGGGTGATAGAGGCCAAAAGGCCCCGCGTCCATCAATGCGGACCAGCCCAATGACCAGCCGTCCCCTTGTCATTTTCCGCGACGGCCAGCTCTGGATAGACGACGCAGGCGTTTACGAACCTACAACCCGGTTTCGCGCCGTCATCCTCCGGGAGCATTTCCTAGAAAGAACAAGAGAGGTTGAGGGTATGCCCGCTCCGCTCTCTGCACAGTACGCGGCTGATTGTCAGTCGGCCCTAGAGGCTTACGAGAAACACGAAATGGAGAAAGCGTGACAATCGACTTTGACGCCTTGGCCGCACCGTTCCCGCCTGATGCGGTGTCGTGGCGAGTGGGGACCAGCAACAAGAAAAAGCGCCAGAAGGAAACCGGCGACAACTTCGCCAAGGCCACTAAAGGTATCGCCCTCGCCTATCTGGACGCCCGCGACGTGATGGGCCGTCTGGATGACGTTTGCGGCCCCGGCGGGTGGCAGAACCGCTATAGCCACACGGCAGGAAAGACCGTCTGTGACATTGGCGTCAAGGTCGGGGACGAATGGGTCTGGAAGGCGGACGGGGCGGGTGATTCCGACATTGAAGCTGAGAAAGGCGCTCTCAGTGATGCCTTCAAGCGCGCTGCGGTTCGTTGGGGTATTGGCCGCTACCTGTATGCCGTTTCCTCGCCTTGGTGCGATCTGGACGAACGCGAGCAAATCACTGAGGCTGACCGTAAGAAACTGCGAGCCTTGTTGACGAAGGCTGTCCCCGCGTCGCATCCGGCGATTTCGGTATCTGTCTCCGTTGAGCAAGCCGAACCGCCAAAGACAACGCTGACGCTTGCAGACCGCGCCAACCGCTTTGAGGACGTGCTGCGGAAAACGAAACCCGACGATCTGGCGAAGGCTTGGGCCAAGGGTTCCGAACTATGCGCGCAACTTGATACCGCCATGCCTGAACGGCTGGTGGAACTTGAAGAGCTTTACAAGGGTCTGACCGACCTAGCCCCCGTCAACTAAGGAGCCATCATGGCCGGAAGCGTTAATAAAGTTATCCTCGTCGGCAACGTCGGCAAAGACCCGGAGATTCGGACGCTCAATAGCGGCGAGCGTGTCGCTAACCTGTCACTGGCCACGTCGGAAAGCTGGCGCGACAAGGCGACCGGCGAGAAGAAGGAAAAGACGGAATGGCACCGCGTCACGATCTTCAACGATAACATCGTCAAGACGGTCGAGAGCTACGTGAAAAAGGGAACGACACTCTACATCGAAGGCGCTCTCCAAACGCGGAAGTATGAGCAAAACGGCGTTGAGAAGTACGCGACTGAAATCCACATCGGCAAGTTCCGGGGCGAGCTGACGCTGCTTGGCGGCAAGCCTGCCAGTGGCGGCGGGAGCACCAATGATGAGTTTAGCGGGCCTGCCGGTAAGGCGGATTCCCGCGCCAGTTTCGATCTGGACGACGATGTACCGTTCATTCGTCAGGCGTTCAGTTATGAGTGCTGACCTAGAGGCGCGAGGCCGTGAGACGGCGGCGCTTTGGCAGTCTGTCCGCGCTATCGTTGGCGAGGATGACGATCAAGCCCTGATCGACACGGTGGATGGCGAGGGGGATGCGATTCAGGGCCTCCGCTATGCTGTCCGGTTGGCCATTGAGTGCGAGGCCAACGCGCTTGCGGCCAAGGCGCTGGCGTCTGACTACAGGGACCGTCAGAAGTTGCTAGAGGGCCGTGCGGAGCGTTATCGCCAGTCGGCGGCGGCATTCCTTCAGGAAGTCGGGGAGAAGTCTTTGCGGCTGCCAGAGGCAACGATTTCATGGCGTCACACAGGCCCTCAAATCGTCGGGGACATTCCGGCTGCGGCTGACCTTCCCGACCATTGCGTGAAGTTCCAGCGGGTTAAGCATGAACCGTCTATCAAGGCGGCGCTAGAAGCGGGCGAGACCATTCCCGGCTTGTCGCTGTCGAACGGCGGCGTCGGCCTTACGATGCGGAGGGCCTGATGCACATTTCAGAACGCCTCGTTGAGCAAGCGTTTGAACGCCTCCGCTCAACCGATCACGCCTTGGCCCGCGCAGGGTATGAAATGGCCGAAAAGCAGCTTAAGGTCACGCTGGCTCGCGCTGAGATGCAAGCCAACGGAAAGACGGTGGGGGAGAGGCAAGCAACCGCCCTAACCTCGCCGGAATACGAATCCGCCCTGACCGAATGGCGCTCCCTCGCGGAGAATTATTATCGGGAGCGGGACAAGCGTGAGGCGGCGGTGGCGGTCATCGATGCTTGGCGAACGCAGCAGTCGGATATGAGAGCAATGGGGCGTGTAGGATGACCCCTGACAAGCCAAAGCCTATCCGAGCGATATTCTGGACCCCGTGGACGGTACAAAAGCAGGACTACAGCCGATGAATGACGGTCATGATCCGCTATTCGCAGTCAGAACCTACGCTTGCCCGAAAAGCCAAAAGGCTAGGGATTCTTGGCTCTCCTACCGCGAAAGCCAAGGGAAGCCTGTAAGGCAGATGACCGGGAAGCATGGCGAGGCCCCGGCTGTGTTCATGCGGCAGTTTGAGAAAGCTCGCAAATGACGGATGCATGGCACACCGAGCTAACACAAGACGGCGACCGCTGGTCCTTCACGCTGACACAGAACGGCGTGGTTCATACGCGCATGGCTAACTACAAAAGCCGGGAGGCCGCATTGAAAGCCGCAGACTGGCATCGTGCGCCAATGGGTGATCGCCCGTCGATTGCGGATGAGCTGGCAGCGTTGGGCCTATAAGCGTGTATACCATCGGCTGAGTGATGATGATCGATTATCACAACCCGGAAGCCCCAAGGGGTAGTCCGCCCGTCAAGGTCTATGACAATGGCGGCGCACGGTATCTGACCATCACAGATCAGTTTGTTGACGCGCTGATAGAGTTTCGCCGCAAAGCCGCTGGTGAGGTTGCGTATTGGGCTGCAAACCGTGAGCTAGGCCGATTTGCGAAGGACCAACAAAAGCGAGCCACGCGCGAGGAAAAGGCCGCGACGATCTGGCTGAAGCATTTTACGGAAGTAGGCAAAAAGCAGCCGATCCGTACGTTCCCGGCAGAAATGAGCGAGGAGCTAGACGCGGCATTGCGAGCGGGGTTGATGGCCTAACATTATTTTTTGCCTAAATGCATTTTTGACGTTGCGCGGTGCGTAATATGTGCTATCCATAGCTACCGGCGCAGGGCAATCAAGCACTAGCCGGAACGGAAACGAAGCCATGAACACGCGGACGCTGAAAGCTAAAGCGACCGCAGCCCTCTCCGCCAAGAACCCCGGCCTCACCCTTGAGTGGACGTTCTGCAAAGCGAGCAGATACCCCAAAGGCCATCAGTGGGTGGGGATGAAGCGCATAGCCGCCAAAGCGACTGCAAAGGCTCCGGGGGTTCGGACAAGCACCGTATGGGTCAATTGGAGTGAGCCACAAGGAATGTGGGTTCGATGACCCCCGCTGAATACCGCGCCGCCCTCTCAACCCTCGGCCTGTCGCAACAAGCGGCGGGTCGTTGGCTTATGGTAAGCCCCAAGACCGCACAGAACTACGCCACCAAAGGCCCCAGCGGTCCAGCCCAACGCGCTATCCTAATGGCCCTCGCTCACGGCTTGACCGACGCATAGCCCCAAGGCATACTCTCAATCGCTCTAAGCCCCAGCCACGGCGTAAGGCTAGACGCAAACCAGACTGAGGACACATGGCAGGCGGTCGCCCTTCTGACTACACGCCAGAACTAGCGGCCATTATCTGCGAGCGCCTATCCGAAGAAGAGGGAGGGCTTGTAGAGGTTTGCAAGGCCGATGACATGCCAGCACGTTCAAGCGTGTATCTGTGGCTGTCGCAGCACAAAGAGTTCTCGGACATGTACGCACGTGCGCGAGAGGATTTGGGCGTGTTTGTTGCTCACCGTGGAGTGAAGGAAGCAACCAACGCCAAAGACGCACAGCTTGGCAGGCTTCAGTTCGATGCCCGTAAGTGGCTGGCGTCCAAGTTGGCTCACAAGCAGTTTGGCGATAAGGCCACGACCGTCCATGAAGACCCGGACGGCAACAATCCTTTCGGCGCGCTGATGGAGGCGGTGTCTAGCAATGGCCGTCCCCGCCCAAGTTCTTGATTGCTTCACCGACCAGCGATGGCGGCTGAACAATCTCTACTGGATCACGGACAAAGAGGGTAAGCGCGTCAAGTTCCAGATGAACTGGGCGCAGGCCGAGCTGCTAGACGAGCTGCATTACCTCAACATCATCCTGAAGGCCCGTCAGCTAGGGTTTACAACCTTCATCCAGATTTACATGTTGGATATGGCTGTGTTCTACCCGGACACGCGCTGCGGAGTGATCGCTCACACGCTGGACGATGCGACGGTGATCTTCCGGGACAAGATCAAGTTCCCGTATGACAACCTGCCTGACCAGATCAAGGCGGCGAATCCGATCAGGAAGAACAACACGACTGAGTTGGAGCTAGCCAACAACAGCGTGATTCGCGTCGGCACATCGCTGCGGTCTGGAACGCTTCAGTTTCTGCACATCTCCGAGTTCGGCAAGATATGCGCCAAGATGCCCCACAAGGCGCGAGAGATTGTCACCGGGGCTTTGAACACGCTTCAGGCCGGACAGATCGCCTTCATTGAAAGCACCGCTGAGGGGCAAGAGGGCAAGTTCTATGACATGTGCCAGACAGCGCAGGCCCGTAAGCGTCAGGGCGTGGCAGACACTGAACTGGACTGGCGGTTTCACTTCTATTCGTGGTGGCGCGAGCCTGCTTATGAAATGGACCCGGCTGATGTGGTCATCACGCAGACCATGCGGACCTACTTCGACAAGCTGATTGACCAAGGCATACCGCTCAACCCCCGCAAGGAGGCGTGGTACGCGAAGAAGGCTGAGGTCCAAGGCGCGGATATGAAGCGCGAGTTCCCGTCTACGCCGGAAGAGGCCTTTGAGGCCAGTGTAGAAGGCGCATACTACGCCGAGCAACTCGCCAAGGCTGACTCCGAACAGCGCGTAGGTGCGTTCAAGGCCGTTCAAGGCTACCCTGTCCATGCGGCCCATGACATTGGGGTGGGGGATCGGCACGCAATCTGGTTCTTCCAGATACTGCCGGGTCAGGTTCGCCATGTGGGCTATTGGTCCTGCACGGGCGAGGGGATGCCTCACATCGTCAAGAACATGCGGGCGATCTATGAGCGGCTGGGCTGGATTGTGGGCCGTAACTTCATGCCCCACGACGTGCGGGTGAAGGAGTGGGGAACCGGCCTGACGCGCATTGAGCAGTTCATGAAGGAATACCCCAATACGCGCATGGTCCCGCTAGGCAATGTCGATGATGGGATCAACGCAGTGCGTGAGGTTCTGGCTATCAGCGTGTTTGATGAGGAAGAGTGCGCGGAGGGGCTTAAGTGCCTGCGTAACTACCGCAAGGAATGGGATGAGGACTTGGGCGTCTGGAAGGACAGGCCCCGACATGACTGGGCCTCTCACGGCGCGGACGCAGAGCGGTATCTGGCTATGAGTTACAAGGAGCTGCCGGTTGAGGTCGTTGAGCCTGAGAAGCCAATCCCTACGCTTAAAGACACGACGTGGAACGACGTCATGCGGATGCAGCCCGCTACAACGGGTTATGAGAGGGCGTAATGGTGCACTTATACGCAGCGCGGGCTTACGAGAGAGACGCGGACCGGATTGAGCGTAACGGTCCAGAGAACGTTTGGTGGACAAACAAGCCGCTGACGGCCCAAGAGGCCCGCTTGCGAGCCTTTTCGTGTTGGGCTGCGCTTGGCCTTGGTTTCTAGCATAGACGTTCCCTCGACAAGCCGCCTCGCGCAAGTTATTGTCCCGCTAATGCTTGCGAGGGGCTATGGCTTCCAAAGAACTGACCACCGAGGCCACGGACGCCAACAAACTGTGCGCGCGCTGGATTGAGGAAATCGAGGCGGCTGAGAAAGGCTGTGCGTCGTGGTGGCGTTCTGGTGATGTAATCATTCGCCGCTACAAGAACGAGATTCGCAACGGGCGGGGCGGGGCAAACGCTAACGTCAATCCGATCCGGCGCTTTGCTATCCTGTGGTCCAATGTGCAGACGCTGGCCCCGGCGATCTATGCCAAGCGTCCTGTCCCTGAAGTCTCGCGCCGGTTCAATGACCCTGACCCGGTAGGCAAGGTCGCGGCTGACGTTCTGGAAAGGGCGTTGGCTTATAGCCTTGAGTCGTATGACTTTGACGGTCGGATGCAGCTTTGCCGGAATGACTATCTTCTGTCAGGCCGTGGTCAGTTGTGGGCTAGGTACGTCCCAACCATTCGCGAGGTCGAGGCTGGCGACGTTGACGAAGACGAAGGCGTAGAGGACCAGAACGGTTCTGATGGGTCGGAGCCGGGGGAAGAGGTCGAGTACGAAGAGGTCTTGTGCGACCACGTTGCGTGGAAAGACTTTTTGACCAACCCGACGCGTGAATGGGCCGAGACGCGGTGGGTTAGCCGTCGTGTGTTCATGACGCGGGCTGAACTCAAGAAGCGGTTTGGCGAAGAGGTTGGCAAGCAGGTTCCGCTGGATGGGGCGTCCAAGACGGGCGAGGACGGCGCTGATCGTGATGGGGAGCGGGATGCGTCCAAGAAGGCTCAGGTTTACGAGATTTGGGACGTAACGACCCGCAAAGCCTATTGGGTGTCCAAGTCCTACCCGGTCCAATGTCTTGACGTTCGGGATGACCCGTTGGGGCTTAAGGACTTCTTTCCTTGCCCGCCTCCGCTCAATGCGACGGTCGGGCCTGATAGCACGATCCCGGTCCCTGATTACGTCCAGTATCAGGATCAGGCTAACGAGCTTGACGACCTGACGCAGCGCATCGCCAAGCTACAGAACGCTCTCCGCATGGTGGGTGTGTACGCGGGCGAAGAGAACGTAACGCTGCAAAACGTGTTCACGCCGGGCAATGAGAACGCGCTCATTCCTATCGACGCTTACGACCTGTTCAAAGAGAAGGGCGGGATCAAGGGGCTGATCGAATGGGTGCCTATTGATATGGTCATGCAGTGCCTCAAGGGGTGCTACGAGGCCCGCGCACAGGTCATCTCGGACATCTACCAGATCACCGGCCTGTCTGACATTCTGCGGGGCGACAGCGATCCGAACGAGACGGCGACCGCGCAGGGCATCAAGGCTCAATGGGGCAGCTTGCGGGTTCGTGACCGGCAGAAGGACGTTCAGCGGTTCGCGCGGGATGCTATCGAGATCAAGGCCGAGATCATCGCGGAGCATTTCAGCATCAAGACGCTGAAGGCCATGACGAACGTAAAGCTCATGACCAATGCCGAGAAGCAGATGGCTCAGATGCAGATGCAGCAACAGGCGATGATCTGGCAAGGTCAGGCGCAGGCCGCTCAGATGCAAGGTCAGGAACCACCGCCCCAGCCGCAGCCTGATCCTGAAATCATGGACTTGCTCAAGCAGCCGTCATGGGAGGACGTGAAAGGTCTTCTGTCGAATGACGCCATGCGTTCGTTCCGCATCGACATTGAGACTGACTCCACGATTGAGCCTGACGAGACGGCGCAAAAGCAGGCGTTCACCGAGTATGTGGGGTCCATTACCCAACTGCTTCAGGTGGCCAGCACAATCCTCCCCGCCGCGCCTTATGTGGCTCCGCTGTTCGCTGAAATATTCAAGCAGTCGGCGCGTGTGTTCAAGGTCAGCCGGACGCTTGAGGACACGATTGACAAGGTGTTTGAGACTGCCGAGGCGCAACCGCCTGCCCAGCCAGAAGGTCCGCCGCAACCACCGCCTGTTGATCCTGCCGTGCTGCAAGCGGAGCAAATGAAGGCGCAGACCGAGCAAATGAAGGCTCAGGTTGAGATGCAGCGGACGCAGATGGACGGTCAGATCAGCCAGATCGACGCGCAAGTGAAGATGCAAGAGCTTGGCGTGAAGCGTGAAGCCCTTAACCGCGACCCAACTCCGCAGGCGAGTGCGTAATGTCTAGGTCCATCAACGAATGGCTAATGATAGGTGCGGAAGCGACTTATCGGTCAACGCCAATCTGGATTTCGGCAGGTCTGGTTGATGGCTATTCGACGGTTAATAAGTTTGGCAACAATCTGGATATTGATACAGCGACCACGCCGGAAGACATTTGGGGCGGCGGTGGGCTTTACACGGGCTTTCCGGTAAATACGCTTGAGCCTGTAGAGATTCTATCGTCCAGCGCGAATGATACGTCGGCTGGGACAGGCCTGCGGACGGTGGTTATCCAAGGACTTAACGGCGACTGGATCGAAACTAGCGAGACCCTTACGCTCAACGGGACAACGCCAGTTCAATCGGTTAATTCGTATCGTCGCGTTCACACGATGCGGGGTGAGTCAGCGGGATCAGGCGGGTTCAATGTAGGGACGATCACGGTTCGTCACGCGACGACTGAAGCCAATGTGTTTCTTGTGATGCTTCCAAGCACGAACCAAACGGCGTCCACGGCCTACACTGTACCGGCGGGCACAACCGGGTATCTCATGGCGACTTCTTCGGCATTGAGGGGCGCTAACGCCGGGTCGGCGGATTGTGTGTTTGCCGTCCGTAGTTTCGGCGGCGTGTTCCGCTATCGCAGGCCGTTTATGATTAGCTCCAACTATTCGAGCAACGAGACGTTGGCGGTTCCTATCAGTTTCGCGGAAAAGACGGACATCGTGATTCGCTGCATCGCAACGAACGGAAACAATCTTGAGGTTGTTGCTGGATATGACCTGATATTGGTGGAGGCCGTATAGTGAGCCAGCAGGGGCTAAGACAGGCCAGCGCGCGGACGTTGAGCGGCTTTGCTACCGGGTCGAACTACAACGAAGACCTGTTGCGGCTGTTTGATTCGGAGGCCGTTCCTGCGGGGACGTTCAATGAGCGGCAACTGATGTTCATCAATGCCCGCTTGGGACGCGCGTTCCTCAACATCAACGAGGCCATGCAGGCGTTTGCGACTGCCTCTGGCGCGACGAACTGGTCAAGCCTTGGGGCGCTGACGGCTGGCACGATCACTAACGTCCGCATCACCAGCGCGGGAGATACTCGCGTTACGTCAGACGGTTCAACTCGCATCACGACTGGATAAGACATGGCCAACAAGACAATCCCTGATCTGACTGCTGGCGCTGCTGTTGCGGCGGCTGATCTGTTTGAGGCTTCGCAGAGCGCGGCAAGCGTCAAGGTCACCGGAACCCAGCTCAAGACGTTCATTGCTGGCGCAAAGGCATCGTGGACGCCTCGCCTCGCTATCGGCGGGTCTAGTACGGGCATTACGTACACGGCACAGAACGGATCGTGGCAACGCATTGGCGATGTGGTTGTGGTTTCGCTCCGTATCATTCTGTCTAGCCGGGGTGGCTTGTCGGGCGCGGTGACGATTGAGGACCTGCCTGTCACGGCTGGCCAGAACGGCGCGTCTTCGATCCAGATTGGAGCCTTCGCCACGAGCTACACGAACGTCTGCCGGGTGAACAACGCGACCACGACCATCCTGCTGTACAATGCGGTGGGCGGCTCGCTTGCGGCCACGGACATTACGGACAGCTCGTCGTTCTACGTCACAGCCACGTACTTCGCCTAGAATGAGCAGGGCAACCTACCGAAAGTGTCAGTCTTGCGGGGACATTCACGACGTTGCCGCATGGCCGCGTGATTGCCTAGAGCAGTTCCGCAAGGCGCGCTCGCATCTGCCTATGCCCGCTATTCGGTCGGACGGCATGGACCCGATAGTGAACCACGCCAACGGGCTGATGTACGATTCCCGGTCAGCTTACGAGCGGGCCGTGAAGGATGCGGGGTGTGTGATTGTCGGGAACGATATTCCTGACGTGGCGTCGCCGTCCGTCCCTGACGTTGGCGATATGAAGCAAGACATCAAAACAGCAATCGAGCAAGTGGAGGCAGGCTATGTTGGATAACGGTGATAACGATATTGGCGAGGACATTCGCAAGGCGCTCTCCTCCCTAGAGGATGAGCCTGAGGCCGTGCAGGTCGAGGTAGCCGCAGAAGCGGAGATTCCGGCAGAGGTTGCCGTTGAAGATCCTGAAAAGCCCGTTGATGGGCGCGTTCGTGGTGCAGACGGCAAGTTTGTTGCCAAACCCGACGAAACGGCGCAAGATACTACCGACCAGCCCTCGGAGGCAGTCGCGGACCCTGCTGTAAAGCTCGCCATCCGCGCCCCGGCTTCATGGTCACCTGCGGCTAAGGCCACGTTCGATAACCTTCCTCCCGAAGTGCAACAGGCCGTTGCAAAGCGAGAGCAGGAAATCGACCACGGGCTTCGCCGCAAGTCTGAGGAAATGAAGCGGTACGAACCGCTAGAGCAACTGATCGCTCCGCACCGTTCCAAGTGGACGATGGCGGGAATGGACGAAGTTTCTGCAATCCGAACGCTGCTTGCGGCTCAGGATATGTTGGAGACGAAGCCAGCAGAGGCGATTCAGCATCTAGCCCGTGCGTATGGCGTCAACATCGCGAATCTATCGGCCCAGCCGCAGGGACAGCCACAGGCCCAGCCCGCACCGGACAGCCATCCAGAGATTGCCGCGCTGAAGCAGCAACTTCAGACCCTACAAGCTCAAGTCCAGACGGCGCAAACCGCGCCTATCGTCAGCCAGATCGAGGCTTTCCAGAACGATCCGGCCAACCTGTATTTCGAGAACGTCCGCGACGATATGGCGGTGCTCTTGAATAACGGTAAGGCCAAGGATTTGAAGGAAGCCTACGAGATGGCTTGCTGGATGAGGCCGGACATTCGCCCTCTGCTGCAAACGCCGCAGATTGTGAGAGACCCGGCGCAAGCGACTAGGGCGAGGGCTGCGGCTGTCAGCGTAACCGGGTCACCCGCTAATATGCGTGTGGCCTCCACGAATGCAACCGGATCAATCGAGGATGACATTCGCAACGCTCTGAGCGAGCTAGCGGGTCAAGCCTAGGAGCTAACAAATGGCATCGCCCAATCTTAGTGAACTCGTAACCACTACCCTGCGCTCGCGCACGGGTAAGCTGGCCGACAACATGACCAAAAACATCGCGCTCCTTAACCGAATGAACAAGCGCTGTACGATCAAGAAAGTGGACGGTGGCCGCACCATCGTTCAGGAACTCGCATACGCCGAGAACGTCACTTACCAGCGTTACTCCGGCTATGAAGTGCTGAACATCTCGCCTAGCGACGTGTTCACCGCTGCTGAGTTCGACTGGAAGCAAGCCGCCGTCAACGTGACGATTTCGGGCCTTGAGGGTTCGGTTATCAACACCGGCACGGAAGCTATCATCGACCTGCTGGCGTCGCGTATTCAGAACGCCGAAGACACGATGAAGAACAACCTGTGGCTGGATATGTACTCCAACGGCACGGCCTCTGGCGGCAAACAGATCGGTGGTCTGCAACTGCTTGTGGCTGACGATCCGACCACGGGTACTGTCGGCGGCATCAACCGCGCTACTTGGTCGTTCTGGCGTAACCAGAAGTTCCAAGCCACGGCGGATGGCGGTTCGGCTGCTTCGGCTGCGAACATCCAACGCTTCATGAACTCGCTGTACTTCAAGCTGGTTCGCGGCACTGATCGTCCTGACCTGATTCTGGCGGACTCGAACTACTACGGGTTCTACCTGAACAGCCTTCAGGCAATCCAGCGCATCACCTCGGATGAAATGGCCTCGGCGGGCTTTACCTCGCTGAAGTACATGGACGCTGACGTGGTTCTGGACGGCTTCGGTGCTGGTGCGGCTGGTGTGGCTGCGTCGTCGGCTGGCGGTACTCCGACTAACCACATGTACATGCTTAACACCAAGTATCTGCATTGGCGTCCGCACACGAACCGCAACATCGTTCCTCTTGAGTCGGTCAACTCGATCAACCAAGACGCCACGGTCAAGCCTATCGTGTGGGCAGGCAACATGACCCTTTCCAACGCCTTCCTGCAAGGCGTCCTCTTCCAAGACTAAGCCCCCTAGAAAGGAGCAACCGATATGGCATCGACTGCCGCAACTATCTTCTCGGTCAATCCCGTCCTTGGGGCTGATCTGGACTCGAAAGGCTCTACGTTCGCCTTCCCGGCTCTTATGTCGGTTATCGCTAACGACGGTCGCCAGCACATCGTTGCGCTGGCTCAAGGCACTCTCGCCTCAACCGCTAATGTGACGCTCGGTGCCGCCGGTTCCGCCGCTGCTGCGGCGTCTGCCGGGGTCGCGCAATCGTTCAACGTGAATACCAGCGGAGGCGTGGTCACCGGCCAACGTTTCTTCGCGCGTAGCAACTTCCTCTAAGACCGCCTCCACGGTCTGAAAGGCAAGGATGGCCCCGCTGGATTCGTCTGGCGGGGTCTTTCTTTGACACCACGCAAATACAGTGCGATTGTGTTTGCATGAAAGAGATACCGTTATCCCGAGGCTTTGTCGCCGTCGTTGACGATGATGACGCTGATTTGGCTGATCTGCGCTGGCGAGCGAACATCGGGCCGCACCCAAGCGCGAAGCCTTATGCGGTTCGTCAGTGGGGGCCGCGTGGGGCTTCCTCGCACGAGTATATGCACCGGGCTATCGCGGAGCGGGCTTACGGGCCGGGTGGAAAACGCCACGTTGACCACATCAACGGCGACACGCTGGACAACCGCCGCGCCAATCTTCGGTGGCTAGACCGCGCGCTAAATCAGCGGAACATTGCTGGACCCTACGCCAACAACAAGAGCGGTGCGCTTGGCATATACAAGCGAACCGAAACGCGGTGGGAAGCGACTATCGGCGTGAACAATGTTCCGATGTATCTTGGCTCGTTCAAAACCAAGGCAGAAGCCATAGCCGCTCGCCTGAAGGCAGAGAAAGAGCTTTGGGGAATCCAGCCGCGTCGCGAGGAAGCACACAAATGATTAACGTCGTCTCCGTCCGCGTCGGCACAAAATACGGCCCTGAGTACGTCCACCGCCTTCATGATGGCATTGTGCGCCATCTAGGCGAAGAACAAGCGCACTATTGTCTGACGGACAGGCCGGACGAACTGCCGGAGGGTGTAGAGCCGATCTTGGCGGACCCGTCGTTGCCCGGTTGGTGGGCGAAGGTCCAGCTATTCGACGCCGATACGATGCCTTGGAAAACCGGCGCTGAGGTTCTTTATATGGACCTCGACGTATGCGTGACGGGCCGTCTTGAGGGTCTTCCGCACGGCATCATCAAAGACTGGAACTGGCCCTGCTACAACTCGTCTGTGATGCGCTGGCGGCATGGCGACCATCGGGACATTTGGGATCGGTTCACGACTGCCGTAATCGACCGCCCCACGGAGAGCCTTGTGGGCCTTCTTCCGGCTGGCCAGATCAACGGCGGCGATCAGGAATGGATTAGCCAAGTCAGCGCATGGGAGACGTTCCCGGCTAACTGGTTCGTGTCCTACCGTGATGCGGTCGCATGGCCTCCGGAGGGCTGCAAGGCGGTCGTCTTCCACGGTAGGCCTAATCCCCATGAAGTGACTGAGGGGTGGGTTCCGGGTGTCTGGAAGGTCGGAGGCTTCACCTGCCCGCCCAAAATGGACGGAATGAACGTCTCCGCTGATTATGCGTATGACAATATCAGAGCCAATGTCACGCGCGATCTGGAATGGTTTTCCGGGTTCGACAAGCAGGACAAGGCTTGCGTCATCGTGGGCGGTGGTCCGTCGATGAAGGATCATGTGCAGGCAATCAAGGATCATAGGCGGCGGGGCGCTAAGATCATCACCGTAAACAATGCGCTGGCCTACCTGACGGAACGGGGGCTTACTCCTGACTCTCACGTCATGCTGGACGCGCGGGAAGAAAACGCCGCGTTTGTGCAAGATGCGCCGAAGAAAACCCGCTATTTCCTCGCCTCGCAGGTTCATCCGTGCGTGTTTGATGCGCTTTCGGGGCATGATGTAGTCGTCTGGCATAACGGGATGCACGACGGCGAAGAGTTGTTCTCCATCGTAAAGCCGTGGTTTGAGGAAGGGCCGGACCAGAAACCGGTGGTATTCGTGCCGGGCGGCGGGACTGTGGGCCTTCGCGCTCTCAATCTGGCGTGGCTGTCGGGATACAAGAAAATCCACCTGTACGGCTTTGACAGCTCGTATGAGGACGGCAATCACCACGCATATTCGCAGGCCCTCAACGACACGGACTCGACCCTGACGATTGCCCTTGATGACAAGACATACGTTTGCGCGCCTTGGATGGCTCGGCAGGCTATGGAGTTTCAGGAAAACTATCTAGCCTTGCGAGAACAAGGCATAAAGATTTGGACGCACGGACGCGGATTGATTCCAGACATTTGGAGACGTCTCAATGGTTAGGCCTCTTGAGGATCGGTTTTTAGAAAAAGTCGAACCGGAACTGAATACCGGCTGTCTTTTGTGGGGAGGAGTGACCAACCATAAAGGCTACGGTCTGATTACAATCCGCAAGGGATATGCGCGGTCCACGCATCGCGTTGCATGGGAGATGGAAAACGGCCCCATTCCGGGAGGGCTGTTTGTTTGCCACAAGTGCGACACGCCAGCTTGTGTAAATCCGAACCATCTGTTCCTTGGAACCAATCGCGACAACATAGTCGATATGTATCGGAAAGGGCGCGCGCCCGTAGGTGCGGACAGACGCAAGCCAACCAACACAAAGCTCTCCGAGAGAGAAGTGCAGGAAATCCGGCGCATCTATTCGTCTGGCGTAGGCTACAGGCCAATTGCTCGCCAGTATGGAGTGGCGCACTCGCTCATCTCTAGGATCGTGAAGGGGAAAGCGTGGCCTCAATGATTCTCGCTCTTGGCCTTCTCGCCGTCTGGCTGCTTTGGCTTGCCGTTGTCGGCCTGTTCGTGAACACGCGCCGATGAGTGGCCAGTATCATGAACGGAACGCCAATCGCCGTCGTCTGGCCTTTGCTCGGGCCAAGTGGTTTCCAGACGATGTGACCGAGGAAGACCGGGCTTTGCTCGTCAAAGAGCGTCCCGACTTCTTCGCTCCGGTCGATGCTAAGTATCACCTCTACGATGCAAGAGGATGCCCTTTGACTGGTCCGCTCGCCGTTTCCCGCCGGTAGCGACAACGGCGAAGTTTTCCCCTATGATGCGCCAACCTTGGAGGAATGAATGGCCGAAGCCGTGAGAGACAACCTGATCCCCGTCTTCTACATGAAGGCCGTTCAGAACAACTTTGAGAGCGAAAAGCATGGCCGCGCCATTTGGGAGGAAGTCCCTTATGTCGAGATCATGATTCCGGGTGATAAACTCTCGGAGGTCCACGAGAAGGTGAAGGACCATCACAAAGAGCGTTGGCCTGACAAGTGGGCTGCGTTCCAAGCCAATCAGGAAGCCCCGACCGATGGGACGCCGCTAGACGATTGGCCTCCGGTAAGCCGCGCTATCGCCATGCAGCTTTCCAGTTCCAACGTGCGGACGGTTGAGGCATTGGCCGATCTATCAGACCTTCAGCTTTCCAAGGTCATGCCGATGGGCGGTAATGCGCTCAGAGACAAGGCTAGGGCGTGGCTCAAGCAATCCGAAGAGATGGCCCCGCTGGCGGAGATGCAGGCCGCATTGGCAAGCGAGACGGCCAAGCGTGAGGCCCTTGAGCGTCAGGTTCAAGAGCTTTCCGCCCTCCTCCCCCGTAAACAGGACCAAGCCGCATGACTGCCCCGACCATTGAGCGGGACGCCCGCCCGTCTATCGGCCCTCAGTTCCTAGAGATTGACGGCGTGACCATGTTCCGGTTCGTCATCGACTCGGGCAACATCATCGGCCCGCGTAAAGCGACGAAGGCTGATCGGGCAGAGCATCAAGGCGCGTGGGAGGCTTTCAACGAAGGGCGCTTGCCGCAACTGGACAGAGACGGGGACGGTGCTCCGGGTGGGTCAAAGCCCCTTCGCCCAGTAAGCGAGGATCACGTTCACGCCCCCGCCGATTACGAACAGCTTGGAGGAGCGACAACGCCGGAGGCCCCGCGTCGGGGTCGCCCGCCTAAACTGAAGGACTAGCGCCGGTGAGTTTGCTTACAGTCGTGCAGCGCGCTTGTCGTCTGCTTTCCATCCCGGTTCCTACGGAAGTCGTCAACTCGACTGACATTCAGGTTCAGCAGCTTTACGCGCTGGCCAACGAAGAGGGAAACGAGCTTGCCGGGTCGTATGATTGGCAGGTCATGCGTAGGCAACATACGTTTGTCACCACGGCCACGGCGGATCAGACAACGGCGGTTCCGGCTGATTGGGATCGGTTCGTCGCCAACACCTTCTTCAACCGATCCACGCAGCGGACGGTTATCGGCCCGATTACGCCGCAGCAGTGGCAAGCGATCCAAGCCCAGCCGCAGCTAAACCGCGTGTATCTGGCGTTTATCGAACGCGACGGGCAGTTTTTGATTACCCCGACGCCTGCCGCTGGCGAAACTATCGCTTACGAGTACGTCACGACGGACTGGTGCTACAGTTCCGATGAGGTTCCGGTGCCGCGCTCAGACTATGAGGCGGATAGCGATACAGCATATCTTGATGAAAAGATTATCGTTCTTGGCCTTCGCTGGCGGTTCCTTAAGTCCAAGGGGTTGGAATATAGCGAAGATTACAGAACCTACATGAGCGAGCGGACGCAGCGTCAAGCTCGTGACGGCGGTAATGGCATGATTACGACCACAGGAGACGGCCAATTTCTGTTGTCTCCCAACCTGCCGGTCGGCGGATTCCCCGGCCCGTAGATGATCCTTTTCCTGACCATCTCGGACACGAAGAACCAAGAGACGCAGCGCAAGCGTATCAATGCGCTGCTGTCTGTCTATGGGCCTAGCTATGGTTCGGCGCTTCCTGACCCGCTAGACAAGCCAGACGGCGCGCTGTTCTACATCGGGTCGCAAGGTTATCAAAACCGTTCAGGGGCTTGGGTTGCGCTATGAGGCAGGCCGTTAGGGGTTACGGGCGTCAAGCCCTTCAGCCTGTCAACCAGCACCGCGTGACTATCGGCAAGGCGGTTCCTGCCCCGGTGGGTGGATGGGATGCACAGTCCCCGCTTGCCAATATGCCGCCGGAAAACGCGGTCATTCTCGACAACTTCATCCCGCGCGCTGGATATGTGGAGCTGCGGAAGGGCTATGTGCCATGGCAAGAGGGCTTGGTTCTCCCGACTGAGACTATCTTGGTCTGGCGCGGCCATGTGCAGGCGACGGCGGATGATATTTTCGCGGCTTGCGGCGGTTCGATTTTCGACGTGACGAACCAGAATGAAGCCCCGGTTGAGGTCTATAACGGTGCGGGCAATCCCCGCTGGCAATGGATCAACTTCGCGAATGACGCGGGGACGTTCCTGATTGCGGCCAACGGGGCTGTTGCGCCGGTCTATTACAACGGAACGGCTTTTGCTGACACGGTGATTACCGGAACGTCAGGGGTTATCACGCTTGACCCGCGAACGCTGGTTGACGTGATGGATCACAAGGGACGGCTGTTCTTTGTGCAGGAAGACAGTCTGAGGGTCTGGTTCCTCGCGCCATTCGCCATTCAGGGCGAGGCGGAATTGCTGGACCTTGGCCCGATCTTTGACAAGGGCGGCTCCATTATCTGCCAAGCCACTTGGACGCTGGACGGAGGTTCCGGTGCGGATGATTTGGCGGTGTTCGTCACCACGCAAGGTCAGGTGGCGGTCTATCAGGGGCTTGATCCCTCGGATGCGAACAACTGGGCGCTGGTCGGGGTTTATGACCTTGGCTTGCCCCTCTCGCGCCGGTCGCTCATCAAGTACGGCTCTGACCTTGTTCTGCTGACGACTGACGGCGTTGTGCCTCTCTCGCAAGCTCTCAAACTGGACCGCGCGCAAGAGAACCTCGTTGCCTTGACGCAGCGTATCCAGAATGCGTTTCAGACGGCCACACAGCGGTATCGTGGCAACTTCGGATGGGAGGGGACGCTTTATCCCAAAGGGACGCTGGCGGTCTTCAATGTCCCGATAGCGAGCCTTTCCCGCTCAGAGCAATACGTCCAGAATGTCCAGACGGGCGCATGGTGCAGGTTTACGGGCATCAATGCGTTCTGTTGGGCTGTCGCTAATGACCAAATGTACTTCGGCGGCGCTGACGCGATCTATCTTTGGGACACTGGGTACGCTGACAACACGGGCGCTATCGTCGGGGACATCAAGACGGCGTTTAACTATTTCGGCTCACGCGGAAGCCTGAAAAAGTTTGAGATGCTGCAACCGATTCTCCGCATTGCCAGCGCGCTTGCCCCGGCTGTGGAGATTGTAACGGACTTCAAGGAAAGCGTACCGACTGCGGTTCCTACGACTATTTCTGTCACAGGTGGTCAGTGGGACACTGGACTGTGGGACCAAGCCTTGTGGTCGCCTAGCGTTCAGACGCGCGATAGCTGGACCAGCGTGACCGGGATTGGCTACTGCGGCGCGGTGCGGATGCGGGTTTCGCCTTCTCCGGTTCTTTATACGGACGTTGCCGTGGATGAGGATACGTCAGTCGAGTACGCTGAAGACGAGTTTCTGGCCGTCCAAGCGGCTCGCAACACCAATGCGCCGTGTGAGATTATCGCCTTCAACGTGAAGTACCAGAACCAGACGGGCGGCCAGCTTTGAGGCTAGTCTCCGGCCCGTTCTCTCCGCTTGTCGCTCAATGGGTAGCAGACCAGATCGGGCATGGACTTGACTGGGGGCCATGCGAGGCCATCGGGGTTGTCGATAAGAACGATAATCTCATCGGCGGGGTGGTTTTTTCCAACTATCAACCCCATCACCGAAACATAGAGGTCAGTTTTGCCGCGATTCGGGCCAACTGGTTGACGCCTAAGCTAGTTACGGGCATCATGCAGTACGCCTTCGATCAGTTGAAGTGCGCCCGGATCACCAGCCAGACCCCCAAGCGGAATCGTCGGGCTCGCCAGTTCCTCCAGAAGTTCGGCTTCAAGCACGAGGGGACTGTGAGATTCGGCTATGGTGATGACCACACAATCATATCCGGTTTGCTGGCCTCTGAGTGGTCTGAACACAGGTTCAATGTCTCTCGGGAGCGTTCCCCATCTCTAAGCCCCGCCCTCCCGCAGCCCCCGATCCCGTCCAGCTAGCTAACGCTCAAGGCGCGGCTAATACCGCGACTGCCCGTGAGCAGCAGAGGCTAAACATGGTCAATGCCAGCGGGCCTAGTGGTTCCGTTCGGTATGTCGCTGACCCGTCCGCTCCCGGTGGCTACCGCCAAGAGACGACGCTTTCACCCGGTGAACAGCAGAACTACGACCGCTCCACGTCGGTTTACGGCTCCGCGCTGGACACGGCTGGCCAGCAGATTGGCCGCGTGAATGAGGCGCTTGGCCAAGGGCTGAACACCGAGGGCCTGCCGGAACTGCAAGGCTATAACGCGCCTGACTTTGACCGCCAACGGTTTGAGGATTCGGTATATGCGAGCCAGACCCGTCGCCTTGACCCGCAGTTTGACCGGATGGAAAGGTCTCAAGACGCACGTTTGGCCGCACAAGGTCTTGGCGCGAATAGCGAAGCTACACGCAATCTGCGAGAGGATTTCTCTCGTGATAGAACTGACGCCTATTCCAACGCAGCCAATCAGGCCATTCAGGCCGGTGGGGCGGAGCAATCTCGCGCTGTTCAAAACGCTATTGCCGGTGGGACATTCGGTAATCAGGCGCGGACGCAAGGCCTGCAAGAGCGCGCTTACGTCCAGAACCAGCCGCTTCAGCAACTGCAAGCCCTTCTAGGGACGGGTCAAGTCGGTATGCCGCAAGGCATCCAGTACAGCCCGACTGGCGTGGGTCAAACGGACGTGCTTGGCGCTAACTCGCTGTCGCTGAATCAGCAGAACCAGAACTACCAGACCCGTTCGGCGCAACAGCAAGGTTTTT